GATCAACCGAAGAGGAAACCAAGCGGGGGCGCCAGGCGCCCGGATGCGTCATGCCGAAATGGCGCGAAGCACGCGGTTGACAAAACTATAGAGACACGTCCCAGATGAAACTTCCCACGGCTGTCATGCTCGCCAACTATCTCGGCTGCAAAGTCGAAGATTTTTATTTACCAATCAAGGGAAATTAAAGTTCCCTAAAGCGAAACGGAGAGAACCATGAACGAGAACTACATCGACATCGAGCTGGGCGGCTGGAACATCCCCGAGGCCATCACGGTCGAGGCCGAGCCGGTCGAGGCCCGCGACTTTTCCGACTTCGAGCTGTAGGGGAGGGCGTCATGGGAGACATGAAGATGCGCCGCGAGAACATCAGGTACGAGGCTCGCGGGAAGTCCTTCGAGATCGAGTGCCCGCAGGGCTTCTCGGGCATCGAGGCCATCGTCTGCTGGTGCGATGCCGGCGACGGCTGGCACCACGAGGCCTTCGAGTCGTTCCTCGACGCCCGCGGGCGCCTGGACGGGCTGCTGCGCGGCGAGGCGGTCATGGCCTACGTCCAGCGCACGGTGGTGATGAACACCGCCGACGCCATCGACCCCGGCATCGAGCCGGTGATGGTCGGCCTCGGCGCGGGCGAGTGGACGCGCTTCCACCTCAAGGGCGGCGAGTAGCCTCGTGCCCCATCCCCGGGGCTCTCTAGATTTGACCAAACGAAATGGAGGAAGACATGATTCAACTGATTATCGGAGCGGGTCTGGGACTCGGCGGCGCGGCCGCCGCCGTCGCCATCAAGCGATATAACGAGGTCGAGCGCGAGAAGGCCGCCGAGCCCGCGGACCATTGGGGTAACAAGTACGAGCCTCGTATCGTCTCGCCCGCGTGCGCCCTGCCCCTCGTCCTGACAGGTGCCATCATCGCCGCCACCGGCTGCTTCTACACGCAGGACACCGGCGAGGTCTGCGTCATCCGCAACCTCGGCGGCTCGCTCGCCGGCTCGACCTCCGAGGCCGGTTTCCACGCCAAGGCCCCATGGCAGGATGTCGTGACCTACGACACCCGCAACAACCTCATCAACTTCTACGGGGACACCGACTACAAGGTGGACGGCGGCTCCTACGAGGGCAAGCAGGTCTCCATCAACGACAAGTCGGGCGCCAGCGCCAACATCGACATCCAGGTCAACTACTCGCTCAACCCCGACGCCGCGCTCAGCCTCTACAGCGAGTACGGCACGCAGGAGAGCTTCGTGGAGAAGTACATCTCCAACGACGTCCGCGCCGTCACCCGCGAGGTCTCGGGCGGCTTCGACACGGTGACGATGCTCACCGACCGCTCCCAGTTCACCAAGGCCGTCCAGAAGGCCCTCACCGAGAAGTGGAAGGGCATAGGCCTCACGGTGGAGCAGGTGAGCGTGCAGGACGTCCGCTACCCGAAGAACATCACCAAGAGCTACAGCGAGGCTCAGGCCGCCGAGGTCGCGAAGCAGAAGGCCCAGAACGAGCAGGAGACGGCCAAGGTCGAGGCTGAAACAAAGAAGATCGAGGCGCAGGGCGAGGCGGACGCAAACGCCGTCCTCGCGGACTCGCTCAACGACCAGGTCCTCCAGCAGCACTACATCGACGCGCTCAAGAGCATCGGAAAGGACGGCAACCTCGTCGTCGTGCCCGAGGGCTCCCAGCCGATCGTGGGCACGAAGTAGGGGCGGTGGAGATGTTGAACCTTATCCATGCGGCCGTCCGGGTCTTCCTCGACGTTCTCGCGGTCGCGTTCGTACTAGAGCACACCCGCGAGCTTCATGAGAAACATCGCGAGATCAACGACGCGCCCAAGCAGGTCGCAGGCGTCGTTGATGAACCCGGCGAGGACGATCGCGGCGCTGATGCGAGGGTGCCGCTCGACCCAGTCGACGAGCCGCACGAGTAGGGGGCCCGCTGGTCGGACGTGCTTCGGTCGGTATGTCGGCTGTCTCCAAATCATGCCCCGAAGCCTAACGCGTGTGTAACGCGTCAACGCGGGTATTGCCGCTCAGGCAGCCCGCGGGCCCCATCCCCGGGGCGGCACCGTTGCCCCGCGGCTCTCCAATAACCATCCGCGGGGACGTTCCCTACCGGTGCCGTGCCGGGGGCGAGGCCCCGGAAAGACAAAAAAGGAGCCGCCCAGTGTGGAAAGCGGGGACGGCTCCCTGACCTGAAAGGAGGTCACTCATGGATTCTAGCAGAGCCAAAACGTTCCAGCAGATGGCCGACGAGCTAGGCATCCGCCACAAGCTGATGTACACGCTGCGCGAGGCGTCGAGGGTGACGGGGGTGCCATACGACACGCTGCGCTGCGAGTGCAAGGCGGGCCGCCTGCGCTCGCAGCTGCCCGAGGGGCGCAAGGTGGGGCGCATGGTGCGCCCGGAATGGGTGGAGCAGTGGATCGAGGAGGGAACGCATGGCATCGAGGCTGCTTAGGTGCGCGGGGTTCGTTGCGCTCCTGTTCGCGGTGTACGCGCTCATGCCGTACGTCCTGCGGGCGATGCTGCTCGCGGCGGACGGCATCCGCGTCGTGCTCGGGATGGGGTCGGTACTGTGATCGGCAGGCGATTCGCGTTCACCGTCCCGTTCGTGGCGGGCAAGCAGCGCCACAGGCTCGACCGCAGGCACGCCCGGATGTACACGCCAAACGAGACCATCCGCAACGAGGCCGCCATCCGCGACGCGGCGCTCGGGGCCATGCGGGAGGCGTACCCGGAGCTCAAGGGGCTGCTGTTCCCGTTCAGGGTGCCCGTCGCGGTGCGCATCGACGTGTACGAGCCGCTGCCCGTGTCGAGGCCGAAGCGCGTCACGTCGGAACCGAACACGTTCAAGCCGGACGCGGACAACATCGCCAAGCTCGTGATGGACGGGATGAATGGGGCGGTCTGGGGCGACGACAGCCAGGTGGCCGAGGTCCACGTGGTCAAGTGGCCCCGTCGGCGCGGCATCGAGCCGCACATGGACATACAGGTATATCGCGGCTGGGCAGACCCAGCCGAAGAGAAAAAGTAGAAACGGAGATTAAGCAATGGAGTACATGCACATAAAAGTCCAAGTCGATGGCGATGCGTTCGAGGTGCTTGACGGGTTTGCCACGAACTTAATCCTCGTCGCGGACGAGAAGGGCGCTGAGATAGGGAAAAGGGGCCTTAAGCCCGCGTGCCTGCGCGGCATCGCCTACGGGCTTCTGTTCGGTCCGAAGCTGTTGGGAGCCGATGCGCAGGACCTCGAGATCTACGACCGCATTGTCGACAGCGCTGGCCGTATGGAGCGCATCTACAAGCTGGACGGGCCGCGCGGCGTGTTCGCCGAGCTGGCGGGCGTGGACATCGAGAAGGTCGAGGTCAATGAAGGAGAGGTGACCTTCAATGAGTAACGAGATCATCGAGTTCAAGGACGATGCGGGCATGCCCGTCAAGTTCACCTCGCAGGACATCCGCGAGCGTCTGTGCCCGAACGCCACCGACAGCGAGCTGGCGCTTTGCGTGGAGCTTTGCAACCGCCAGCACCTGAACCCGTTCACCAAGGAGGTGTACCTGGTCAAGTACGGCAGCGCCCCGGCGAGCATCATCACTTCCTACCAGGTGTTCAACCGCCGCGCGAACAGGCAGCCCAACTACGGCGGCATCGAGAGCGGCGTCGTGGTGCTCCGCGACGGCGAGGTCGTCAAGAAGAAGGGCTCCGCCGTCTACAAGATGATCGGGGAGCAGCTCATCGGCGGCTGGGCAGAGGTCGCGTTCACCGACGGCAAGAAGCCCGCATACGTCGAGCTGGCTCTCACCGACTACAGCACCGGCAAGAGCAACTGGGCGAAGATGCCGGGCGTCATGATCGAGAAGTGCGCAAAGGCCGGCGCGTGGCGCCTTGCCTACCCCGACGAGTTCGGCGGGATGTACACGGGCGAGGAGATGGACCAGAAGGTCGAGCGCGACATGGGCGTCGGCGCTCAGACCGTCAAGGCCGAGAGCGTCGAGCCCGTGGCCGACCCGCTGCAGCCCGTGCGCGACCTGTTCAAACCGTTCATGGCGGCGACTGGGCTCGACAGCGCCGGGGCCATGGCGGCCATCTGCGCCGCCGTGGGCTGCACGTCGGGCTCCATGCACGACATGACGCTCATGCAGGCGCGCCGCGCGGCCTCGTGGATGGAGGAGGAGATCGCGGCCCGCAAGGCGCAGCCCGAGCCAGCCGCCCCCGAGCCGGAGCCCGCGCCCGTCTATGAGCCCGCGCCCGCCGAGTACGCGACCGACGACGACCTTCTGGGAGGCTTTTAATGGCAGACGAGGTTTTGGCGGTCGAGGCCGTGCCGCTCGAGGAGGACTTCGACACGCTGGTGGCGTCGCTCGCCATCGACGACACGCTCGAGGACAAGCTGGCGAAGCTCAAGAAGAGCGTGGACGAGAAGCTGGCGGACTACATGGACGTCAAGCGCATCGAGAAGGACGAGGACTTCAAGGCGGCGAAGAAGTACCGCGCGGCGGTCAACGACGTGAAGAAGCCCATCGAGGCGCAGCGCAAGGCCGCGAAGAAGAAGTACAGCGACCTGCTCAAGACGTTCGACAAGACCATCGGCGAGATCACGGCGCCCATCGACAGGCTCTCCGATGAGTACAAGGCTGAGATCGACCGCTACGACGGCGAGTGCAGGGCCCGTCGCCTCGCCGCGCTCAGTGGCCACTACTACGACCTCGCGGGCGAGATGGGGCCGCTGGTGCCCTACGAGCGCATCGCCGACGACAGGTGGCTCAACGCGAGCTTCGGCGAGGTCAAGGCCAAGAACATCATCGAGCGCCGCGTGGGCGAGCTCCTGCACCAGTTCAAGTTCGTCAACGGGCTGGACTACGCGGACGAGGACGAGAAGGCGTGGGCCGTGGCGTGGTGGACGAGGACGCTGCCGATGGACTCGGGCGAGGTGGCGGCGGCTGTCGCCGCGCACCGCGAGGAGGTCGCCAAGGCCGCCGCGCTCGTGTCGACCTACGAGCAGGCGACGGCGCCCGCACCGGAGCCCG